TCTTCCGTATAAAACTTGGAAGTTGCCTTAGTAGTAGGTGCGTCAGCGACAACAGAGTTGCCTGACGACTCAGCTACGACTGGAACTGTCCCTGCTTCAGCCGCAAAGGCCTCAGCATTAGCTTGTGCTGTTTCCATATGTATCCTTTACATTCTAGGGGTCGTTATCCGATGTGAGAGCACGTATGACCTAACGTTGTTTCTATTTTTGCGTTTTAATACGAAAATGTCTGCGTAAACGCTTTACTTTTCGTACTCTTCTGGTACTCGCCTCTGTGGGAGGACGGTTCCATAAGCTTCGGTTACCAACTTGTTGCGTAAGTCAGCCTCACCCATATCTGCTGCGGTTAGGGCTTCGTCTATAGTTGGTGGTAGGACGGCAGGAGCACCAGCGGCCCCTGGCTGTAGAGGTTGACCAGGCTTACCGCCAGTTTCTGGGTTAGGCATAGTGCCTGTAAGCTCTGCAATTTCCTGCTCAATTTGAGTCTGTAACAACTTAAGGGCGCCATCGGCTGTAGCGTCATCAAGAAGCTCTTGACGAATTTCGTTAAGTTTCTCTGTTGGGAACTCTTCTCCCAAAGTACGAAGGGCGCCTTCCTTGGACTCAAGACCAAGGGAAAGCATGGATTGAACTTCGTTAAGAGCAATAAGCTTATCTAACGGCAATGGCTGTGGGAAATGAACGTAGGTTAAGTAAGTTAGAGGGTCATGTGGGTCAAGCCTGTCTACCTGGCCCTTCTTTAATTTAACGTTGCGGGTTGGGTCCCAAACCATCATCTCTGGTTCTTTAATAGCAATACTGCGAAGAATTAGGTCATTAATTCTTTCTAGACCGCGAGCATATTGAATAATCTTTTGGTGGTAGCGGTTCATCAAAGGCTGGAACTGAATAGATAGCGCAACGCCTGATGTGTTAGAAATAGGCTGAGCCTGACCAAGTGCTGTTTCAGGTACACCAATCATTTCGTGCATAGACTTCTTAAGCATTGCTAGGAATTCCATAGCACCCTTAAGTCCTTGTGCTCCGCCTTCTAGGTTTTCTACCTTTGCGTCTTTTGGTAATCCGCCCCAGACTTTATTAGCACCCTTCTCAAGCTGAGAAGCTTTTGCACCGATGATGACGGTAACGGGCGCAGCGTGATAATTAACGATGTCAGCAATATCAGTAGCAGTTTCGTTATAAGTGCGGTTAATATTAATAACGTCATGGCAATCAGCAAGGCCCCAAGGAGAACCGCTAACGCGAACATTTGGAATATGAACAATGGGAATAACACCAAGCGGGTTAGGGCGCGAGTCAATGAGTTCATCATTTATATACTCCTCAATAATGTCATCAGTGAGGATTTCAGTATAGGTAAACACTTGACGTGTGCCTTCAAGAGAAGTACCCCAAAAACGATACTTTAATTTAAAGCGAATAAGGCGTTCACGGTCATGTGGGTGAAACTCTGGAAAACAGAACGACGCGTTGAGTGGGAGGATACGAACACGACCTGGATGCTGAAATCCTGAAGTATCTGTCCAAGGTTCTTCGTATGCAACCTTTACAAAGCAGTCTCCTGACACGGTGCCCTGCTGTCCCATTTCCCATAGGACTGTTGCCTTGTTGTTATCTACTTCCCAAACACGTTCTAGAATGTCTGGAACAATAGCTTCTGTTTCTTTTGGTGAACGGAAGTTAACCCCTTTACCAAACGTAAAGTTAATAATAAAGTCTGTAAATGCTCTGTAGTAATTAAGTACTAACTGTGCATCGCCAACCTGGCGGCGATAGGAGTAATGGTGGCCCAAATACATAGCCCAGTTAAGAGAATAACGATTAAGACGCGGACCATGAACTTCAAATTCTTCATCTGCAAGTTCCACCAATCCTAGCGGGGAAATGGAAATAGTTAAGTCAGAGGACGCTGCCCTATAACTTGGGGGAGAAAAATCAATGCCGCTCAACTATCCACCTTTTTCTAAAAACAACCAGGAAAGGGTACCACGCTATTTATATTAGCGGAAGCGTTCGCCTCTGATATTACCCTTACCCACTTTCTTGGTGACCTTCTTTTTTTGCTGGTCTTCCTTCTTTTTCTTTTCTTCAGCGGCGTAGTCGCGAAAACGAGGGTCTACTTCCCTCTTGGATTTAACATATTGACCACCAAGTTGATTGTAACGAGAACGAACCCAGTGAGCAGCGGCAGGGGAAGGATAAGTGGTGAATTTGGCGCGAGCCTGCGCAACAACCATGTTGTAAAGTTTTGGATTAGCAGGTTCCTGCTTTTCCGTCTTCTTTACTTCTTTACCTTGAATCAGTGCCATAGTTAATCCTTAAAGAGAGCCAACCCTGCACTTAGATACGGTGCAGGGGTGGCGCGGACTCTTTTTTAGTCTTCGACTACTGCTGGGTTAGACTTGTACTGGCGAGCGCCGTTGCGAACTTCTTGTTCGAAGCGGTTGTCGCCGTGGTCTGCAAAAGCGCCTGAAGAAAACTCTGAGAGATTCTGTGGTGCTTCTACCCATGCAGCTGAACCAACATGTGCACGTTCGCGCATTGTTTCTTCTGCGGTCTTTGTGTGCACTGGCTTGTTACGATTAGGGCGTCCTGCAGCTGGCTCGTAGCCTTGCATAGCGCCGTTAGTAAACTGTGTTGGGATATCTGTATCTGTTGCTAGGCCTTCTTCAAAACGAAGTGGGCCGCGCTGTCCAGGAGTCGCTGCGGAAACTTTACGGTCGTAAATATTTCCTGGACGCTCAGGGAACTTAGGTGTTGGGGCAATTGCCATTTTTATACTCCTTATTAAAGGGTTGAGGACCTCGTATAAAAGTGTCCTACGTATTGGCCGTAAAGTCAGGCTAAAGTGGTAACTACCTAGAAAAGAACGGGGACGTAGAGACCTCTACAGAAGGCATGGTCATATCCAAGGTTAGGGATACGGCTATGGCCAAACTATCGGCATAATCATCGTGGGCATGGGCTTCGTCAGGGGCATGGGCAAGAAAGTTTGGTCCTGTAAATTTAGTTTCCAAATCTGTCATTTGTTGGTAAAAACGCTTCCATGTGCGCAGTCTTCTAGTTTTGGCGTGTGCAGGCCATCCAATCATTCGCCTGTCAATTAGTGCTTTTAAGTGTTTCCAACGTTTAGATTGTTCAGGTTGGCTACTAGTTAAGGCATGAACCTCTGCTCGTGGGAGGAGGAGCTTGAGTCTTTGTGCAACCGCATCACCCACGCCGTTAGCGTCAACGCCAACAGCAAGTACGTCATAATTACCCAAGAAGTTAGTAATTTGAAAATATTGGTCTTCCCAGTCATCACCTTGTAGCTCCAGCCAATTAAGGACCCTGTGGTCAAAATATCCAAACTCATCTGGGCGGTCCCAATCTACCCAGACAACTGTTACAACTGTAGAGTCTAACTTACGGGCTGGGTCAATACCAACTACCACTGGAGAACGGTGCCAAGCCTTAACGGTTTCCTGAGAAGTGTCACCAAGCTCATCCATAATAGCTGAGGTTACAAACATACCTCGTTCTAGTAACCACTTGCAGTTATACGACATCTGGAACTCGTCAGAGTCCTCACCGATACGCAACATCTCTTTCTTGATGAACTTTGCGTAGTTAGCGTTGAACTTAGAAACGTCTTTATAGTCCCACTCAAAATGATTCATACGTACAGACCTTGCTGTTTGTCTGCGCTTGTTTAACTGAATAGAGCGGTAAAAGTTATTCTTAGAAGTTGTTGGTGTACCAGTCTTAACCATAGTTCCTGAGTAGTACGCCAACATAGGAGAGATAGATTTAGATACTACAAAGTCGTCTGCTTCTTGACACTCGTCAATAACAATAAGGTGGAAGGATTTAGACTCAATCTTTGCACGCGGGTTAGCAGTCATCATCATAAGGCTACTGCTTGAGTTTTTAAGTTTAATCTGTCGTGTAACTCCAGGGACCTTGCCAAGAGAATCATCAATCTCTGGGTCGCCTAAAATCTCTTGTGCACGCTCACTAGTAAGCCTATTAACAGTTCTACCAAATAGTGTTTCTACCTGACCTTCAACGGGAGCAAACATGCCTACCCAAATACCGTCTTTAAACTGACCTAGTAAGTCTGGGTACATTTTTGCAAGACGTGGCAAAAGAACCATCAATGTTGCTACGGTGTTAGCAATAGTTTCTGATTTACCTGACTGACGGGCTGCTAACGCAGTAATTTCTTCACCGTCGTTAATAATTACAGACTCAATGATGCGACGCGCAAGAGGCATTTGATATGGGTGTAACTCATGCCCAACAAGGGCGTTCATAAAAGTAATTGTTTTATCTACAAGCTTTTTTACAAACTCTTTAGAGAGTTCATCAAGCTCTTCTTCTTCAACCTCTTCGGGAACACTGTCTTCATCTTCCAGCTCATCGTCTGGAAAAAATTGGTCGTCTTCTTCATCTTCTAGCACGTTGTAATTCTCCATATGGAAAGTTTAGAGGAAAACAAAAAACCTGGATGTTGAAACCCAGGTTCTTTGGCCATCACACGGGAGAGGAAGAGAGAGGCAGAGCCAATTCTATCATAATCCTATTTGATAGTCACTCGGCGATGCAACTCGTCAACTACTGCGTGGAGGGCCTCAGAGCCCTTTAGGGCCTCATCAATGTAAACCTGGTCCCTTTTCTTTGAATATCCAGATAAACACTTGGATATCTCAATCAGAGCCTGCTCAGCCCACATTTCTAACTCAGCTGTTGGAATCCTAGATACTCTTTTAGCCACTTTTTCAGGGAAAGGTTTTACCCACGGTTCTTTTTTAAAAAAACTCATCATATGCTCCGTCCTCAGGTACCCAGGCTTTTCTGCCTTTCATGGCATCTAAGAATAGCCTATCAATAGTGTCGTCGTCATCAGGCGCCACGTTTGGGGTTTTATAAAACACCCCACAGTAATAACCAGGCTCAGTAAACGGGGCTCTAAATACTAAACACTTCCCTTTCCTGTATGGGAAGTCTGTTTCTTGGGTAGAACCTATTTCTAGAATGGGTAGGGCTTTTTTATGCCAATATCTAAGTTTGCCAACGTATAGTGGTCCGATTGACTTCATATATTAGAACTCCGTATCTGCCTGCATTCTTTTTGATACTTCAGCTGCATAACTTAACATCTCTTTAGAAGATGCGGAAAGTCCACCATCCTCTGGTAAGTCCGAGACGTTTGCTGGTCCCATATCTGGCCATTTGTCCAAGCCGCTTTCTCTTAGATATTTACCAGTTGATTCTGTTGTCTGTAAGTTTTGCCAATGTATAGGTGGGCAATTTCTATACTCCCACCAAGTACCGTCTCTAAATACCACATACAAAACTTTAGTTTCTGAATGATAAGCAATTGCTTGCGCTCTTGGGCGTGAAGGGTTAGTAGTGTTAGCAGACCTTTGTCTAAACCCCTGAGAAACTTCCATGGGGATAGCGGCAGAGAACGCCTTATCAATTGGAGATTGAACGCCAAGTTTTTCAGCAAATGCCTGAGATAGGTTTAGTACTCGATTTGCGTTATCGGCGGAGCGTTTGTAATAACCGCTATTCTTCTTCGGCATCTTCGGCTACGTCCTCGCAAACATGGTCTTTAGTCTCAGACTGTAGCACTTTTTCAAAACAACGGGCACAACGCATTACGCGTTCAAAGTTATTTTGAACAGTGCCGCCGATAGGTACGTCTGACCCATCTTCATCATAGGCAGATTGATAGTCAGTGACTATCCTCTGTTCCCTAAATAGTTCTCTAGGAAAAGGGCCCTGAGGCTCAGTTATACGGTCTGGTACTGGGTGTACCTGTACAGCCTGTTTTCTAATTACCTTCATCTGCCGAAGACGCTTCTGCCTTTGCTTCAGCCTTCTTCTTTGGTTTATCAGAGTCTGGAAGCTGTTCAACTAATGGGAAGTGACCAGCCTCGGCTCTTTGCAGCAGCCAGGTTGGAAGACAGTCTGTGCAGTAGTTAACAGGGTTTACACCTGGGTCTGCACATGTATAGGATGCGGAGTTATCGCAGTTATCGCATTGAATTTTGCTTGCCATGTGTCTTTTCCTTACTTCTTCTTAGCTGATTTTTTAACTTCAGCTGCAATCTTTTTTGTAATTTCTTTTGCCGCTGCGTCTGCAACTCGGCCAAATGCTGGGTCTTTCTTATTAACCCAACGAAGTGCAACAGGTACTAACGATGCCCATAGTGCGTTTGCAACTAAAAGCCACTCTGATGAGCCAAACGCTAGAGGGGTCGCTGCTCCACTTGTCTGCATAACAATCATTACCGCACCAATAACTTGACCTAACAAGTTGCGTGCGTAGGATTCAATTACCGCTTTGTTCATATATAGCTCCTTATTTAACTGGCTGCTTGCAGGTTGGACAGAGTTTTTCTTCTGATGCTGGCGCAGCAGCGCCTCCAGCAAATTTAGGGCGACCGAAACCAACGATTCCGACCTGAAGTTTCTTAGCATTGTTTTTCTTATAAGCGCGAACTTTCTTGCAGCATTCGCCGCCGTTGCGCTGATTACCTTTAGGGTCTCCTGCTGTGTTTCCTTCTATGCAGGTTACGGTTCCATCACCGTTATCTTTAACAACAATACCTACGTGAGAAATGCGGTCTACGCCGTCTGCAGGGAAATCAAAATAAACGACATCTCCAGGCTGTGGATTATCTTCATGCCAGCGACCAGTTTTCTTAAAAGCTTCTGCGCCTGCTGGGGTATAAACAGTATTAGGAACTTTAACGCCAGCCTCATTGGCGCACCACATTACAAAGCTGCCACACCATGGCTGATAGTTTGCTTTTGTAAATTTGCCATATTTGGTCTCATTGTCTTTAGGACCTTCAACATAGCCAACTTCGCCAAGCGCGACTTCTACGAGTCGGGCGGCGGTACCTTGTTCTGCCATCAAAATCTCCTTTTAGGTCACCTACTAGTGTGCCCCAGGAGAAATGTAATGTCAGGCTAAATTACTCTTTTCCGTCTTCTAGGTGTTGAGAAAAGCGACCCTCTAGACGGGCTACCGAGATGCGGAGGTCAGTGAGCTCCAAGTGAATCTTATTGACGGTGTCTTTTATTGAGGAGCCTCCATTGGGCTTCAACTCGTGAACAAAGTTCTTTAGGTAATTCTTTAGTATCCAAGATGTGGCCGCGATGATTGCGGCTCCAAAAGCTGACAAGCTAGCTAGCGTAGCGGCCCATTCTGCAAAAGACATTTACTGCTCCCCATGGTAGTTTAAATTAGAATACGCGTGTATGTCGTCCGTGCAGCAATAAAATGCAGAAATACCGTATTTATATTAAATACTGAGATTTTGATTATGTCAGCGTAAAAAAATTATTTTTTCTATGCGTGGCTTAACTTGACCATTGCTGTAACTCTGTGGCAGTCTAGAACCTGAAAGGCTCCAGCAATGGAGCCTTTTGCCACTACTGAGAGGAGCAATTAAATGCTTAATATCAGCAAAGAGCAAACCAGCCAACTGGCGGTTATCATGGCTTATGTCATGGTACTGATTGGTAGCCCATTTGTAATTGCAGCAGCAAGAGCAGATGTGGGTACACAAGAAGCGGTGCGACCTATAGTCGTAGTCGAAGACCCGTTAGCTGACTTTAGGAATGCCAAGTCATTAGACAAGGCGGAACTTAAAGACCTGCTTCAAGCAGTCGGGTTTGAGGGAAAGGCCCTCAGGACTGCTTGGGCTGTTGCGATGAAAGAATCCAACGGCCGACCTATTGCCCACAACGACAATACGAATACGGGAGATAACTCATATGGCATCTTCCAAATCAATATGCTTGGTGACCTAGGAGCGGATAGGCGAGAAAAATTCAACCTACAATCTAATAAAGAACTGCTTGACCCCGTGACTAACGCACAAATTGCGTACCACATGTCAAACGGAGGCGCAGACTGGACATCGTGGAAGGTGTATCCAGGACAGAAAAATGGAGAAAGATTTGAAGACTTCTATAAGGAGTTTCCGACAATAAACTAGCTTGAAAGAGGAAAGGCCCCCTGCAGAACGCGGGGGGCCTTTCTATTTGGGCCGCTATTAAGAAGCGTTTGCCCAAGGGGTGATGGTAATTGTTGCGGTTGTAGCAATGCCTGCTGCGTTTGCTGCAGTGCTCTGGGTTCTGATGGTGCCATTTGCTCCGCCGAGTGTTCCAGTTGCATTGATGCCAGTTGTGTCTGCAACTGTAAAGCCAGAACCTGAAACAGTAATCTGACCTGCGCCTGCAGAACCTGTAACTGTCCAAGTACCAAGTGCGTATGCTGGAAGGTTGACTGGGCTTACGCCAGCTGGAGTTCCTGCAACAAGTGTGACCTTGGTGCCTGTTGGGTAGTTGGTGTTTGCGCTTGTAGCGTAAATAACTGCAACTGTAGCGCTTGTGGCATTGAAGCGAGTGATGTTGGTGCGTGCGTTAGCAGCAGCCGATGCTGTGGTGATATTAGCCAATTCGTAGCCTGCATCACGAAGAGCATCAACAGCAAATGCTGTGGTTGTACCAAGAACATTTGGAACGATAATGTTTCCAAGACCTACGCCATCAGCTGCTGTTAGAGCAGTTGTTGACTCAACCTTACCGCGCTGACCTGTAATAAGGCCACCGTTTGCTGCGTTTGTTACTGTGAACTGAAGAGCGTTTGCGCTAGCTACAGTTGCGTTTGAAAGGTTGTAACCAGATGCTGTAAGACCAGTAATGTTTACTGTATCTCCTGCAGCAAGATTGTTTTGGGACTTGTAGGTTACGGTTGTTCCGTTACCTGAAGCTTCAGTAACCATATAGTTACCTGCTCCTGCGATAAATGTTGGATAACCTGACCAACCCGCTTCTGCATTTGCGTGGTTGTCTAATGCTGCATCAAGGCGAGCACTTGCAACCAAAGTGGTCTGTGCCCAGCCATAGTCGCCAGTAGACCCACCTGTGTTAGTTACGGTCGCTGCACGGTCATCGTTGGGTTGCATAGGGAAGTTACCCCATACAAAATCAACGGCCTGCTGACCTGAAGAATCTGTTGCCATTTTGTACCTATTCTCTAGAGTGGTAGTGAACGCCTGATATCGGGGGCGCCTTACCTATTGTCTAAGAGTATTTACGGTCTGTCAGGCTTAAATACTGGTGCGTCTGGAGAGGGTAGAGGGGGCATACCGTTTCTGTTTGGTCTTGGTGGCATTCCCAGAGCCTTACCTCGTGCATTAACCATGTCGTAGTAAGCATCTGACATACCTAAGAAACGCTCATCTATTTCAGTCACTTTAAAAAACTCTTTTACTTTTTCTATGGGCACGTCTTCTAACCCAGCTAGAAGTCTGCCAAGGTGGTTAGTAGCACTTAGTACATGGTCCCAATAAGCGTTTTCTCTTTCATCACCCCAAGGCCGTAAAGCTGCCTTTGTATAGTTTCGTCCCCAAGAGTCGTGGTGTTGATGAAAAACGTCTCTGGCCCCAATTGCATATATGGACCAACCTTTTGAAAATGTTCTTATAGATTGATTGAACTCTTCAGTACTAAAAGCTCCAACCCCATCTACTCCAACTTCATCTATCCACGCATATGGAGCAAATATGTACATACAAGTGGTCCAATATGTTTTCGCAACCTCTGTTCCAGTTAATTCTCTATACCCAGGAAATTCATATCCTGGAACTAAGTCTTTATACCAAGTAGCTCTTTGTCCAAACTTGTTGGTTTCTAATTCTAAATTTACGTTCCCCTCTTTATCTATAAAATAGGAAGGAGGGGCATAGCAAATTAATACTTTTTCTTCTGGAAATGCCGCTTCTATATATTTATAGTTTTCGTACCCTTTTCTATCCCACCCATTACGAGCCCTACTGTGGGAGTCAAACTGAACAAAGTATTCGTAATCAAAATCTACTTGCGTAGCTAAGTTCCTTGCCCAGCACAGGCCGCCGTAGTACTTATCAGAAGGAAAATATCTGTAAATTAAATTTTTTTCTGGAATAAAGGAAAAATCCTTAGGCGCCTCGTCTTCATCTACCAAAGAAAACACAATAGAGTCTTTAAAGTCGCACGTGTCCCAAAGACTCCTCACAGTTTCAAAAAACTCTGGGTCTTTGTAGTTTACGATGCTTACCAGCAGTTTTGGGGTCATTTTTATTCCGTATCGTGGGTTGGGGCCCATTTATGAAGTGGACAGTAGGCTTTTGCTAGTTTTACTTTTAAATGCATAACGCAGCCACATTTTTTACATTGACCAGTAAGGGGTATTAACTCTGGACAAGCCCTGCAGATAGACAACCTGTCTGAAGCAACGTCATCAGTTGCTCTAGGCTCAGAGGTTTTTAGTAAATCCCACGGCCTAACTGGTTTGGGAAGGTTTTTACCCTTATCACTGTTTCTAAATCTATCTGAAATTTTGCTCATTTAAATGTCTTCTTCTCCCACATATTTTCTTGATACATCCCTGAAAAGGAGGAATTTATCAGATTTAGCCTATCACGAACTTCTTGACTTCTTTCCTCTATGATTTCAGAGCTCCACTCTTCTCTTTTAAAGGGTATAGCCTGAGCAATAGGGGTTCCTCGCTTAATAATTCCTTTATAGTTTTTCTTTATGTGAAAAGGTAAAGCGCCAGCAGAAGGCATGCTATCTGTGTCTATAATTCCAGTCATTGTTATAAAAGGCAGGTCTGGTCTATGTGCGGGCGTAATAATAAGCGTACTGTAACCTTCTGGAGTTACCGCACACCAAAATGGAACCCACCTTAAGATATCTTCACAAAGGGTATCATCTACAGGGTAATCTCCAACCTGCTCTGGGTTGTGAGTTAATATAAACTCGTAACGAGGATTTCTCCATTTTAATTGAATGTCTTTCGGATTTGTCGTGTCTATAAATATATCTACGGGACATAAGAAGTAATACCCAGTGGTAAACGTATCAATCATAGACATGCACTTTTTACCAGTTACATTTAGAAAATGACCACCGTTTGGGGAATCATCAATTGCCTTTACAACTTCTGGCTTTTGAGTTAGGTAAGGCGGAAGCTTTCTAAACCATTCTGGCATCATTGTGCGAACGGGGACTGGTGGAGGGGCAAAACCCCCTACTTCCTCGTCAGTAGGATAGAACTTAATTACTGGCATTACATCACAGCGTTTTGTCTAGCCATGATTGTTTTGTAGTACTCCGCTCCTTTGGTGTGATACCAGTGGTCTGGCTCCGCATAATGTAGAAATATCATGTCTATTATATTTGTGTCTTTTTCTGGATATGGGCCGCGCCAATGAGTTTGGTCCTCTCCATAAAAACATAGAGCTTGATTTGGCTGCAATATGTACTCTTTATCCTCAACGTATAGCGGCCACTCAACCATCTGTGTTAAACAAAGGTCAATTGTATATGTGCAAGCATTGCTGTCTTTGTGGCGCAATAAGTTAGCTCTAGCACCCTTGTATTTTACGTAGCAGGCATATGTAGGTAGAAGAGTTTGGCTGTCAAATATATCTCTTGCTTTTTGCTGACATTCCTTTAATAGGTCGTCTGGCAAGGTGCTTGACCCAGGCTTTAACATAAAACGGCCAAAACTTCTATCGTAAGTAAGCTCATCCAATGGGTAATTAGTAACCGTTTCTACAACCTCTGCAAATCTAGTTGGCTCTAGAACGTCACTTACTATAATTGGGTCTTTTACAATTGGGCGGGTACCCATATCTGCGTCATCAGAAAAATATTTCATAAATGAGTTGTGTCTTCCAATATCCACATAACCACGGCATACTTTGTTCCGTCAGTTACTGGGTGAGCTATATGCGCATAAATGTAGTTAGAAGGAAAGAAAATCATAGAATTAGCTGGTGGCTTTAACTTATATCCAAAGTATGGGAAGTCAATTTCTCCACCTTCATACTCGTTATTTACATACCAAACTAAAGATAATACTCGGTTATTTCCTCCGCCAGCATCTGCATGCATATCGTATTTTTGACCAGTTTGATACCTTAAAATAATAGGGCTTACTGGAAGGTCTCCAGAGTTTACTGATGGATAATATTCTTTATATTTGTTGTAGGCATCTTGAATGTTATTAATTAACTTTACCGCTAGCTGTCCTCCAGCATTTAAATCTGGGTTTTCAACCGTAGCCCACTCAGCTTGAAGATGAATAGAGGAGTTGGTTCTAGCCTCGTGTATTTGAGTTCCAGCGGTAGGAGAACCCACAGTAGCTCGTTTCCACCTAATTACTTTAGATGGTGAATTTCCTACTTTTTCTATTTCCTGTACTAGCTCTTTATAGTCAGGGACTATGTTCTCAAATAAGACTATCCCTGGTGCAACGATTTTTGATTCCATATTAGGTCCTTTACTTGTTGTGAACTAGTATACCCTCTGCGAAGAACATATCATAGGGCTCAGTGCTAAGAGTACGAACTTTAAATCTAATGTTTGGAGCATATGAAATACTTGTAACGGGAACCCAAGTCTCTAAATCCCCATCAAATAAAAAATCACCCTCTACAAGCTGAGCAGCTCTAGTATAGTAATAGCGCCCATCCGCGGCTTCTTTTGCAATAAATGGGTGAGTGCCTGTTACGTGGATTCTATTGTTAATAGTATAACGACCAGTCTCTTCCCACTCTCTGATATTAACAATTGTTGTTATATCTAGCTCACGATAGGTAAAGCTGTCTGAGGACCAAGTATCCACAATTAAGTCTGCATTTGGGTCATCTGGGTCAATTTCCTCAAAACGTGCA